ATGTGATCCATTTTGTCTTCTACCGTAAGGCTATCATACCTTCTCCTGTCCATCATAGCGTAGACTTCCCATTCTTGTTAGTAGGTAACCTGATCCCTTAGGTCGTCGGTCATAATCGTAAGTAGATCCTCTCCCATGGCAAGGTGGAGTTTAGCTGAATTAGCATCCCCAATAAGGGCGAAAACCTCTCCAGCTGCCCTGTTGATAATACCATAGGGACAGATGTCGGTGAGCCAGAACGTATTTGCACCTGAGAGGACAGGAGGATGCTGATAATATCCTACCTCCAGGGAAGTAGCTAAAGAGTCTAGGAGGACAGTTAGGTCAGAGCCGATCATATAATAACAACCTGTCTGCTGAACACCTCCAGGGACAAATACATTTTGAGGATCAATGTACTTTAAGTATCTCAAATCCCCTGTAACCTTGACATATTTCCATTTACGGAAGCGAGTCAGTGGAACTACAAGAGAGGGAAGGTTAATGGTTTGGGAGTAAAGCCCAGGATCAAGAGGAATTGTTGCCTCCACCAGGTCCTGAGTAAACTCGGTTTTGAAAAGGGTTCTTGCTATAGCAGTGTTGATAGCATTGCCTACCTGAGCTACCTTATCAGGACGCTTTACTATAGCAAGAACTGCCTCGGACAGCTCAGTGAAGTTCATTTAGGACTCCCTGTTAAATATTTGAGGGCTGCATCGCTTGCGCGGCGCGGAATATAAGGTCCATGTCAGCCGCGTTGAAGGCGGCCATTTTCTGTTGCAGGTTGATTATCTGCCGCCAGTTTCTGCCGAATGTCGCCGAATCGTTCCAAAGTCGCTGACGCATTGCGCTTTGTGTGAGAGCTGCGGCATCCGCATCGTCGAGCTTTCCGGCTGCGAATAGTGCTTCGCGCAAGGCCCATCTGGACACCACGACAAGCTCTACAGGCTCTTCAGCCGGAATGTCATCCCCCGTTCTAACCTCAACAACACCCCTGGACACCCAGCGAATTACGCCTCCATTGATTTGCCGCGCCTCTGGAAGTGTGGCGCAATATATAATCGCCATTACTTAACCACCTCCAAAACAGAAGCCAGCGGCAAATATAAGTGCTGCGCCGGGGACGGACAAAAGAGAAACACACTCACAGGCAGACTTGCAGCTAAATCCACCGGCAAACGAGCAACAGACGAGGCTGTGCCAACGTGGTCTATCCTATACTCCATACCTAGTATCTCGCTGCCATCGACCACAACAGTCATACTAAACACTCTATATGGCTCGTTTGACAGGTATGCTCGGCCGAACCTCTGAGTGCCAACGACCAAGTCCACATACTTATTGCTGCCAACAGTGCTGCCGTTCGAGAAACAATGAGCAGTAATTCTCGATCCGTTTTGTATGGCGCCTGCCGGGAGTACAATGCTTAAAGCGGCTGTAGCCGTTGTATACGCCGCCCCTCCATTTACAGACTCCCCTGAAAAGTTCGTCCCTGCTGTGCCTGCCGGAAGAGAGAATTGCACGCTGTCCTCAGACACGTACAGAAAGCCTGGATACCACCCGGCAATTAAGCTAGGGCAGCCGGGGAAAAAGAAGTCGCTTCCGGAATAAGTACCAGAAGGAATTCCGTGCGCGGTCGCTGTGACAGTAACAGTCAGTCCGACCCTTGTCGCCGTAGCCCCTGCCACTAACGAGGCTAGCAATCGCCCGACAGTAACGCCGGGGAATTTATAGATAATAGAAGCACCCCCTTCTACTACGGGGGTGCTTATAATACCCAGAGCACTACTACTGACAGGAACATCTCTGATCCCACCTCCTTGATTATATACATGTACAAAATCAGGCATAATTCTTAACTCCTAGATGTAAAAGAGCCCACTATTCAGGAAAGACCGGGAGTTAGTCTGTTGAATAGTGGGCGAAAATATTAGCCCGCGGCGCCAGCCGTAAGACCTTCGATGATTACACAGCCCCAAGGATTACGAATCTCAGCTGCGAATTCGGAAGTAAGGCTACCACCAACGCCATCAGTTCCGTTCTCGACAGTCTTACCACCCGTACCATATTCTTCAGTCTTAGCATTACGACCAGCCATGTAAGCCAGCTTAATAGAAGGAATATCAAGGATGATAAGACGACCGCCAGTCGGATTATAACCGTTTAGGAGACTATGCTCAAGCAGACGCAAGGTACCTTTATAGAGCTTAAAGTTCTGATAGTCCATACCGAACGTAGTGCTATCAGGAGTCAAGTTCGTAGTACCGTTCAGCTTGGCAATCTGGTTCATCACGTTAATTGCTGTTTCGTCACCGAAGGCGTAACGCATACGAGGATTACTCAGGTCCGTGGAATACTTGAAAGCCTTAGCTGCGTAACTCGTAAGTTCCGTCAAGTTGGTAGTAGCGTTCGCCGTCACATAGTTTGCGTTACTCGTATATTGGCGAACTGCATCAATGATGCCTTGGGTAGTGTGAATAGGCTGCGCACCGGAGGTATCCATCTTTGCCTGACCCCAGAGGAGTGCAGTCTCTTGGTCCAGGGTGTGCATAAAGCTACAATCCCGACGGTTCTCAGCCACGTTCTCAAAGCCACTTTCCATCATAGAAGCACGAGCGGTGTCTGTCAGTGCCCAAGCATTACGAAAGATTTGAGTGAAATTAGGAACATAGACAGTCGGGAACTGACGAGC